AAGTAGAGGTATTAGATAGCGACCCGTTAAATGGGTAAGCGACAGGCAAACGCTTACCTATCAGGTCGCAGCCCTAGCCGTTGAGACGGGAATTCCTACCCGGGATTTTTTGGATATGTCGCCGGAGATGTTGGCGGCAGTAATACAGGTTTTAACTGATCGAGCTAAGGCGGTGAAGCGTGGCGCAAGTAGAAGGCGCTAGAACGTCGCGCATGATTGGCCTAGAACAGACTATCCGGGATTTAAAACAATTTAACCCTGAAGCTCTAAAAATTATGAATAAAGAGATGTACCAAACAATGAAAAAAATACAGGTAGACGCTCGCGAGTTAATGCCTTCTGCAACGCCTTTAAGTAATTGGGGTAAACCCGCTAAAGAGGGTACAGCGTGGGCGCGTTTAGAATTTAATCCTAAATCTGCGCGTATGGGTGTTAGGACTAAAATAGAACGACAGCGCCGCAAAGGTAATACCGTTAGCCGCGCGTATTTACTTATTAGCGCCGACGCAGCGGGTTCGGTTTATGAGTCAGCCGGACGCAAAAACCCTCAGGGTACTTCTCCCCAGGGTGCAGCTTTTATTAAGGGCATAGCTCGCGAGAGTGGAATAATCGTAAGAGGTAAGCAGGGTCGAGTAGTTTATAAAGCCGTTTACGATAGAGAGGCTTACACTATTAACGAGTTACGCGACGCCGTTAATAAAGGGGTAGCAGCACTTAATAGGAAGCTGGCTAAATAATGACTATAAAAGTACCCGTACTTATATCTTATGACTCTAAAGGGTCTAAACAGGCTATTAAAGGTATTGACGGCATAGGTAAGGCTTTTAAAAAAACTAACTTAGCTAGACGTTTAACTTTTGCAGCTATGGGCGCTTCTCTAGCTGTTTTTACTAAGAAAACAATAGCTGCAACCCTGGCAGATGATAAGGCTCAAAAGACATTAAACCAGACTTTAAAAAATCTAGGTCTAACTTTTGCAGCCCTTCCGGTAAATACTTTTATAGATAAACTGCAACGAGCTACGGGCGTCTCTGAGGAATTACTACGCCCGGCTATGCAGAAGTTAGTTAGAGCTACCGGCGACGTAGCTAAAGCTCAGGAATTATTAAACCTAAGTTTAGATATTTCTGCCTCTACTGGTAAGTCTGTCGAGGCGACTTCTGCCGCCCTCGCTAAGGCCTACCTCGGACAAACTCAATCGCTGGGCCGCTTAGGTATCGGCTTAACTAAAGCTGAATTAAGTACCCTAAGCATGGAACAGATCACTAAAAAACTTACTGGCCTTTTTGCTGGTCAGGCTGCAGTAGCAGCTAATAGTTATTCTGGCGTATTAGGCAGGTTGAACGTAGCGGCTCAGGAAGCCAGCGAGACCATAGGTTACGCTTTAATTGAGTCTCTCGTACGTCTAGGCGACGATAAAGGTATAGGCAGCACAGCCGACGGCATGCAGTTATTCGCTGATAATACGGCTAACGCTATTTTGGGAGTTAGTCGGTTAATAGATAATTTAAACACTATTCCCGTAGCCGGTTCAGTATTTGACATAATTAAAAACCCTTTAGGTAAGACCGGCACCATAGGCGGGATAGACCCTAATCAGTCAGTCTTTGGCATGCTCGGACAATTTGAAACTAACGCCAGGGCTAAAGAGCAGGCGGCAATAATTAGCAATACTCAAAGTCCTAGAGCTACAGAGCAGGCCGCAATAAAAGCCGGGGCAACAGCTAAAAAAATCAGCGCTAAAGCTCTAGCAGACGCCAAAAAATTATTACTATTAAAAAAGCAGTCAGCGGCAGCAGATAAATTAAAGGCTATTTTTGATATGGATTTAATCCAATTAACCGCAGCTAAGCAGGGCAAGTTATCAGCTGAGGAATTAGCTCGGGTTAATGCTTTAATCGCTTTAAAAACTACAGGTAAGGCAGACGATTTAACAGCGCTTAACGCTTTAGAAGCAGCTCAGGCCGCAGCCGCAGACGCAGAAATTAAACGCCAGAACGATATTTTAGCGGTTCATAAAAAAAACGCTGCCGAAGTATTAGCCGACAATAAAGCTAAAGCTAAAGAATACGCAGACTTTGTGAATACTTTTAGGTATCCTGCAGGTCTATTCGCTGGTACCCCTTTAGCCCCTAGCGGTGGCAACGCTGGGGCGCCGCCGATACCTGAGGGCGATCGCGTGGACGTCTCTATGAATACTAATTTTAATACTAACGCGGCTTTAAATACGCCTGATTTAATAGACGCTATGACCCCTAGAGGTGCAGCCGCTTCAGCCGCCCCTAACGTAACGGTAAACCTTCAAAATGGTATAAATATCGGCACTACTCAGGAATTTTACGAGTCAGTCTGGCGAGCTATAGAAAACTCTAATACCTTCGGGAACAGCCTAAATCGAGCCGGTACCGGGTGAGCGCACCAGTCTTAAACGTAATCGTAAATTTTTCGTCTGGCGCTAGCTTCGGTCAGGCTATGATTATAGGCTCGGGCATTATCGGGGTTAATATCCTGGCAGACGCAGCTACAATTACCGCCGATATATCCGACACAGTACAAGCGGTTAATATAACTAGAGGCCGTAGCGCTAACGCTGACCAATTCCAAGCCGGTACCTGTACAGTCAGGGTGGCAGATACTCAGGGCGCGTGGAACCCGGCTAACACAGCCTCAATTTATTACCCTAATGTTATTCCTAATCGTAAAATTATTATTACTGCAACCGATTCAAATACTAATCTGGTTTATCCCCTATTCGCGGGCTATATCGTCTCCTATGACTATGTGCAGGCTAATCTAGTAGGAGAGGTCTCCTATACGACTTTAAACTGCGTAGACGCCTTTAGAGTCCTTAATATGGCTAATATAACTACAGTCGCTAGCGCCCCAGCCGGACAGTTATCGGGCGCCAGAACTAACGCAATTTTGAACCAAGTAGGCTGGCCTGCAAGTATGCGCGACGTCGATACGGGCCAGCAGTCTTTGCTCGTCGATCCGGGCACAAATAGAACCGCTTTAGCAGCTCTGCAGACTGTCGAAATTAGCGAGTACGGTGCTAGTTATATTTCGGCCTCGGGAGATTTTACCTTTCAGGACAGGGCGCTTACTAGCTCTAGTATAGGTTCAACCCCTACAATTTTCGCAGACGACGGCAGCGGCGGCATTGAATATAGTTCTGCCAAGTGGATACTAAACGATAATTTAGTTTATAACGACGTCTCTATAACGGCTACAGGACTGGCAACGCAGACAGCGAGCGACCCTACTTCGATCGCTACCTTCTTTACCCATAGCTATAAGCAAACGGATCTTTTAATGGACTCAACCGCAGCGGCTAAGAATTACGCCCTGGCTTATGTCGCTTCTCGTAAAGATACTTCTATCAGGTGCGACTCCATTACTTTAAAGGATTTAAATACCCCTAGTTATACGGCGGGAGTAGCTGCAGCCTTAGGGCTAGATTACTTTGACACTATTACCGTCAAGTCCACGCAGCCAGCGGCTACGGGTACTTCTACGCTGAATAAAACCCTGCAGATATTCGGGGTATCACACACTATTACTGTCTCTAACTGGACTACCCGCTTTACCTGTCTAGAGCCTATAATTGACAGTTTTATAATTTCAAACGCAAATTACGGACAGATTGGGATAAATGTACTATCCTATTGACAATAGAGAGAAGGTAAAGTAATGGCCTCAGGATTCCCGACTACCGTCGGAACAGTTTTTAGCGCCGATATGTATAATCAGCTCGTAAATTTTACGATTTCTAGTGAAACGGGCGCGACATATACTGTCGATAACGACGACCTGTATCAGGTAATGATTCAGACTAGCAACGCAGGAACTAAGACCGTAACTATTGCACCCGATAGCACTTTAACCGCTGCTCTAGTCGGTTCGGTTATCACTATTATAAATACGGGTGCGGGCTTACTGAGCATAGCGGCAGGTTCAGGAGTTACCATTACTTCGGCGGGTGCAGTTTCAGCGGCGCCCACGCTTGCTCAGCACAAAGTTTTACAATGCGTTCGGGTGTCTAGTAACACGTGGCGCGTATATGGGGCAATAGGGTAATGATAGGCGCAATATCAGCGGCGGCTACTTTTATGCCTGCACCAGTAGTTACCTTAGATTATTTGGTTATTGCAGGTGGTGGTGGTGGTGGTTCAAATGGCGCTGGCGGCGGCGGTGCAGGTGGTTATTTAACTAGCACCGGATTTACTTTTGCATTAAGCACAAATTACGCGGTTACAGTAGGCGGCGGCGGTGCAGGTGGAACATCAAATGGTAATGGCATAGTAGGAGTGAACTCATCTTTTAGTTCTGTAACTTCTAATGGGGGCGGTTATGGTGGGGCTAGCGCACCTAATGGAACAGGTAATGTTGGCGGTGCTGGCGGTTCAGGTGGTGGTGGTGGTTATGAAGGAACGGCGGGTGTTAGTAAAGCCGGTGGAACTGCAACAGCAAGTCCAGCACAGGGCAACAATGGCGGTTTTGGTCAGCAATATAACGGCAGCCCTTACTCATTTTTAGGTGGCGGTGGTGGCGGTGCAGGTGCAGTTGGTGGAGATGTAGGCGGCCTAAGTGCGGGTGCAGGTGGCAACGGCAGTGCCTCAAGTATTACCGGCAGTTCTGTAACTCGCGGCGGTGGTGGCGGTGGTGGTACTTACGCCGGAACATTAGGCGCAGGTGGTACTGGTGGCGGTGGTGCTGGTGCGCAGGGTACAGGCAACACGCCGGGAAACAATGCTTCTCCTGCCAATTCAGGTGGCGGTGGCGGTGGTGCTGGTGGTGGTGCAATAGCCGTTGGTGGTAACGGTGCAAGCGGCGTAGTTATTCTTAGATATTTAACTACTGCTGGAACAATAACAATAGGTGCAGGTTTGACAGGTACAACTGCAACAGACGGCAGCTATAAAGTAACTACACTAACAGCCGGTACCGGAAATGTGAGCTGGGCATAATGGCGCATTACGCATTTTTAAATTCTAATAATGTAGTTACTGAGGTAATTACTGGCATAGATGAAACCGAACTCATAGAAGGCCTACACCCCGAAACTTGGTACGGTAATTTAAGAGGGCAAGTCTGCAAGCGCACTTCATATAACGGCAATTACCGTTTTAATTATGCCGGAATTGGTATGCACTATGACCCAGTAGCAGACGCATTTTACAGCGCCAAGCCTAATTGCGGCCACCCTGAGTTAGTTTTAGATACTGACACCTATCGCTGGAAGTGCGAAAATGACGACCATAAACCTAAAGTCATCTAACGGCTGGCCTGCTAGTAAAGACCCGGCTGTAATTGGTATTAAATCTTATCCGATACCTGGGACAAGTATTAAAATACGCCTGGCTGAAAAGGCGGCGCCGTTATTAGTAGCTTTAGCTGCAGAGTGGCATAAATTAGTAGAGCCCATAGACGCCGGGACTCTCGATTCCTGGGGGTACGCGTTCAGGCCAATTAGAGGGCAGACTGAAACGCTGAGTAACCATAGCTCGGGAACGGCGATAGACTTTTCGGCTAATGCTCACCCGCTGGGAAAGGCTGACACTTTTACACCTGAACAATGCAAAACTATTAGGGCTTTAGTTAAAAAATATGGCTGTGGCTGGGGCGGCGATTACAAAAAAAGGCTGGATAGTATGCATATTGAGATTAACCTCACCCCTAAAGAGGTTATAGAGCGTATAAAAGCGCTCGGATTGGATACGGCTAAATGAAAAAACAATGCGTAGCTATGGCAGGGACTTATTTAAGAGGGCTGCTTTTATTAC